CCGATCCGGCGACCGGGCAGTCGGCGCTCGAAATCCAGCAGGAGTATCGGCCATCGGTTGAGCGCGTCGACCCGTGGGACTTCTTCCCGGACATGTCAGCTCAGTCGATGGACGAGGCCGAGTTTGTGTTCGAGCGCAAGCTAATCAACCGCAAGCAGCTCCGCGAGCTCGCCGATCTGCCAGGCGTGATGATCGATCAGCTGCGCAACGCGATGGAAGACGAGGACGGGCAAGGGCATATCGCCAATGACCGTCGCGACGAACTCCGCGAGATCACCGGCGTGGACACCGTGTCCACCGCCAAGCGCTGGGAGCTTTGGGAGTATTGGGGCCCACTCGATAAAGACGAACTGCGTGCCGCGGGCGTGGAGGTCGAGGATGACCCGCTCGTTGAGTACACCGGATCGGTGCTTATGGTCGGCAACCATGTCGTCAAGGCAAGCCTCAACCCGCTCGACACTGGCGATATCCCTTACTCGACATTTAACTGGGAGGTCGACGGATCGTCGATCTTCGGCTTTGGCGTTCCGTATCTCATGCGTCAGCCCCAGAAGGTGGTCAATGCCGCCTGGCGGATGATGATGGACAACGCCGCGGTCTCCGCCGGCCCGCAGGTTGTGGTCAACCGTCGAGCGGTCTCGCCGGAGGATGGGGACTGGAGCATCAAGCGGATGAAGACCTGGGTGGCGACGGGTGATCAGCCCGTCGACCAGGCTTTTGGCGTCTACACCATTCCCTCGAACCAGGGCGATTTGTCGAGCATTTTCCAGCTCGCCCAGCAGCTCGCCGACACCGAGACTAACCTGCCGATCCTGTTGCAAGGCGAGGGGCAGCGCGGCGGACCGGGTGCGGCCACAGCGACGGGCATGCAGATGCTCATGAACAACTCCAACATCGTGTTGCGCAGCGCGGTGAAAAACTGGGATGACGGCGTCACGGTGCCGACCGTCCGGCGGTTCTACGACTTTCACATGGCCTACACCGACCGCCCCGAGATCAAAGGGGACTTCGACATCATTCCGAAGGGTACGTCGGTGCTGATTGCCCGCGAGGAGCAGCAGGAAAAGCTAATGATGCTCGCCCAGCTCGCGGGCTCCAATCCTGAGTTTGCGAAAATGACCGACTGGCAAGCCCTCTACAAAGAGATCCTGCGCACCCTGCAGGTCTCCTCGGATACCGTCACCCACGATGACGAGGAGCTCGAGCAGATGCAGGGCCAGCAGGGCCCGGACGCCGAGACGCAGCTCAAGATGCAGGAGCTGCAGATCAAGCAGGCCGAGCAGCAGCGCAAGCAACAGGAAGCCGAGCTTGAAGCTACTAAGGCTGCGCAGGAAATGGACCTGAAACGCCAGCAGCAGCAGTTTGAGCAGCAATACAAGTCCGCCGAGCTGCAGACCCAGCAGGAGCGTGCGCGGCTTGAGATCGCGCTCAAAGAAGGCCTCACCCTCGCGCAACTCGAGCAAAAGGCCGGGCTCGAGTCGCAGAAGCTCGAAGCAGAGATGCAAAAGACTGCCGCCGAGCTTGAGCTCGAGCGCGAGCAGGCGGCTGCCAAGTATCAAACCGAGCGGGATAAGACTGCCGCTGAGCTCGCCGACAAGCAGGCCGAACGTGCCGCCCGGGAGCGCAACCAGCGCATGGGGTTCGATAGCTACGGATGAGCATGCAGCGCATAGACCGCAATAGCGGCACCTGGCAGGTGATTAAGGCGTGGGCAGAGGACCAGCGCCAAGGCGAGATTGAGCGGCTGATTGGCGGCGCCACGCCTGAGCAGGACGAGCGCATTCGGGGCCGGATTCAGGCGCTTGGCAACTTGCTCGACCTGCCCGATGATCCGACCGCTTAACCAAAAAGCCAGCCGCCAAGCAACGCTTGGCAACTGACACCCCCAGCAAAACCGCCCGAGAGGCGGTTTTTTTATGCCGATCTAAAGGAGATCCGCAATGGAAGACGAGCCGCTCAATGAGCCGCAGTCGGATGACTTCGAGTCCGCTTTTGCCGAATACGCAGGCGGCGAGGCCACCGAAAGCCCAGCCGATGACGCGACCGCCGGCGAAGAATCGCCCGAGCCGGCCGAGACAGCGCCTGAGAGTGACGATCACGACGCCGACGAGGCAACGGGCGATGATGATCTTTCCGCGCGTCTCAAAGCGCTTGAGGCGGAGAATCAGAAGCTAAAACACTCTGAGGCGAGCCAGCGTGGTCGGCTCGGAGCGTACCAGCGACAGATCAACCAGCTGCACAGTCAACTGCAGCAGGTCCAGAACACGTCCGGGAATACCGACAAAAGCGAGCAGCAAAAACGCCAAGACGCGGCCGATGCCGCAGGCGTTAAGGACTGGGAAGCGCTTAAGGCGGATTTCCCCGAGGTGGCAAACGCGCTTGATGCCCGTCTGGAATCTGAGAAACGTCAGATCGAAGCGGACCGGCAGCGACAGGCGCAACTCGAGCAGCAGATTGCGCAACTGCAGTCGGCTGTACAACCCATCCAGCAACAGGCCCAGGACCAGTACTTCCAAAGCCAGGTCGACGCGCTACAGGCCCGTCACCCGGACTGGCGCGAAGTGGTGTCTGCGCCGGCGTTCGCTGAATGGCTCAACCAGCAGCCCGAAAGCCTGAGGCGACTCAAGGACTCCAACGACGCCGCCGAAGCGGCCGCGTTGATGGATCTCTACAAGTCGCAGAACGGTCAGGGCAGCGCTGATAGCAATTCCGCTGATAAACGCCAGGAGCGTCTGGCAGCCGCGCAAACGGTCTCCCGCCGGGGAGCCTCGCCGCGTGGCGGTGCGCCGGATGACTTCGAGGCAGCATTCGATCACTACGCCAAAAAGAGGTAAACCACCATGGCGACCACGACTTATGGCTCGATCTCGCAGCGTACCGCTGCGTGGGCCGCTACCGAAATGCTCCAGCACGCGGAGCCCATCCTTGTCCTGAGTAAGTTTGGCCTGTCCAAGCCGCTGCCCAAGAACAAGGCCGACACCATCAAGTTCCGGCGTCCGATCCCGTTTTCGACGCTGACCACGCCGCTCACTGAGGGCACCACCCCTAGTGCGCAGCAGATGCAGTACGAGGACGTGCAGGTCCAGCTCGATCAGTGGGGCGCGTTTGTCGAGATCACCGATGTGGTCAACGACCTGGCCGAGGACCCGGTGCTCTCGGATGCCTCGATGCTTTGTGGCGAGCAAGCCGCCGAGACCGTCGAGATCCAGACCTGGGGCGCTCTGCGGGCCGGCACCAACGTGTTCTACGCCAACGGCACCAGCCGCTCTGACGTAAACACGCCGGTCAGCCTTGACAAGCAGCGCCAGATCACCCGGTCGCTCAAGTCGAATCGAGGCAAGAAGGTCACCAGCATGATCGCCGCCTCGCCCAACTATGAGACGACTCCGGTGGCGCCGGCTTTCATCGCTTTTGCTCACACTGACCTTGAGGCCGATATCCGGGATATGCCCGGGTTCACGCCGACGGAGCAGTACGGCTCGATGGAAGCGCTCCCGCACGAGATCGGCAAGGTCGAGGACGTGCGCTATGTGCTCTCCCCGGTGCTCGATAACTACGAGGGCGCGGGCTCGAGCACGCTGAACGGCACGCTCTCCGATGGCGGCAGCAACGTCGACGTGTATCCGATCGTCTACGTCGCGAAGGACGCCTACGGTCTGGTGCCGCTCAAGGGAGCGGCTGCGATCACGCCGAAGGTCCTGAACCCCGACACCCCGCGTGGCGGTGACCCGCTTGGGCAGAAGGGCTCGGTGGGTTGGAAGACCTACTTTGTCGCGAAGATCCTCAACGAGGACTGGGTAGCGCGGCTTGAGTGTGCGGCGACTGATCTTAGCTGATCGGTGATGGGCGTCATCCTCCGGGGTGGCGCCCTTTTTCATTGAGGTTGTGAGTAATGGCAAAAGACGGCTTGTACAAGAACATCCACCAAAAGCGCAAGCGCATTGAAAACGGCTCCGATGAGCGCATGCGCCGCAAGGGCGAGAAGGGTCGCCCCACTGACAAGGATTTCAAGAAAGCGGCCAAGACGGCCAAAAAGAAATAACCCTCCCCATCCCCCCTGGCCTTCGTCGGCACGCCGGCGGGGGTCTTTTTGTTTCCGACATGGAGAACCGCAATGTCCGAAATTAACGTCAATGAGATGAGCCGCGAGGATTTGGAGACCACCGCCGCTGATCTCGGAATCGAGTTCCGCCCGAACATTACCGACGCGAAACTCGCTGAGCGCATTAAAACGCACCTAGGCGAGCCCACACCGACCCCGAAGGAGGGCGGCAATCTTGCCCGAGGCAAAGGCGGGAAGAAGTACCGCATCACCATCGCCACCGACTCGCAGGACAAGCAACCGGTGCGTGTGGGCGTCAATGGCTACAACTACACAATCCGCCGCGGCGAGACGGTGACCGTGCCTGCCTCCGTCGTTGAGGCGCTTTCTAATGCGGTGCAGTACGTCTACGACCCAAATAACATGCAGCGCCAGGAAGTGCTGAGCTATCCCTTCCAGGTCCACGGCGAGGCTTAAGCGATGACGTTCCTCGAGCTCTGCCAGACGCTTCGCCGCGAGGTAGGCGCCGCCGGGACAGGCCCAGCGAACGTCGAGGGGCAGACGGGCGAGTACGCGCGGCTTGTCGAGTGGATTCGCAACTCGTGGATTCGCATCCAGGAAACCCACGAGCGTTGGCGTTTCGCATGGGCTGAGGGTTCGGTGGAGATCGAGCCGGCGTTCCGGGAGTACGAGCTATCAAGCGATGTCGCACTGATCGACTCGGATGCAATCTACCGCGGGGATACGAAGCTCACCGTTGTCGATTGGCATCAATTCCGCGAGGACTTTCGCGAGCCCTCCGGCGCTGA